TGGGATCACAGGGTTGTGATGCAAGCTGACATTCAGTATGATACAGTGTCGGTGCCCGGAGCTCAGATTTCTGGGTCTACTGATGTTGTTCAAGAGACAATTGTTTTCAAGAATGAGCCAGTAGCTGATATAGTGGATGTCGGATCGCGAAGCACGGCCCTGGCGAAAGGTATGAGTCTCCCTCAAGAGCTTGGTGATTATTTGAAACGACCTCGTCTCATTTTTTCATATGCTTGGGCCGAGAACGGTGCTAACGGTAGTAAGACTGGGTTTTTCCCTTGGGACCTTTTCTTTTCAGACTTGAATATGTACAACAAGCTTGTAGGATATAGCATGTTGCGTGCAAATCTCAAGCTCAAGTTTTTAGTCAATGGATCACCGTTTTATTACGGCTCGTTGTTGGCTGCATACACACCATTGGCTGGTTACAGGACCGACACAGCCTCAGCGTTGTCGGTTGGCCCAACGCTTGTGGCGAATTCGCAAAAGCCACATGTTTGGCTGGAGAACCAAAACATGTCCACTGCGGAAATGACTCTACCATTTCTATATCCTTACCCTTATCTGGATATAGGCACGAGGCAAAGGTTGCAGGATATGGGCACCATTAACCTCATACAGTATGCACCATTGTTGAGTGCTAATGGTGTGGGGTCTCAGTTCATTGATGTGCAGATTTATGCTTGGGCTGAGGATGTGATGCTATCGGGTCCAACGGACTTGCCAATTTTGCAGTCAGGCTTTGTGCATGATAAACAGGTTAGCAAGACAGCGTCAGCAGTTGCTCAGGCTGCTGGCAAGCTGAAGAATGTGCCCGTGTTAGGTGAGTATGCTATGGCGACTGAGATGGCGGCCAAAACTGCGGGCGCCATTGCGGATTTCTTCGGTTTCACCAATGTGCCAAACGTGTCAGATGTTCAACCTTTCAAGCAAGTGCCTTTTAGTTTGGCAAGTACGGAGATTTCTGAACCTGTGACTAAGTTGTCTCTACAGGCTAAACAGGAAACGGCTGTGGGTTCGCAACAACATGGTGGTTCCGACTGCGACGAGCTTGCCATAAGTCATTTTTGCGGTAGAAGCAGTTTTTTGACTGGTAGCACCTGGACCACTACAGCCCCGCCTGGTGAGGCATTGTTTACTACAAATGTTCACCCCAACATGTTTGATAGGTCATCAACACAGATCGCTCACACCCCCATGAGTTACATCGCAAACCACTTTCAATGGTGGAGAGGTTCCCTGCGGTACACTTTCAAGTTGGTTCGTTCCCCTTACCACAGAGGTCGATTGCAGATCACATGGGATAGGCTTGCCACTGGGTTGAACCAGGGTGGACAGCTTGGCAACCCCAACACGTACACAACTGTCATGGATTTGGATGAGGACAGTGAGTGTTCAATGGTAATCCCTTATATGCAGCCACAGCCCTTCAGTAACACGTATGACATCGCGGATACTGGTAGTGTTCTATGGTCGACAAGTTCCACTCCGACTGGAACCTGGTTCAGGGGCAACGGAACGTTGTCAGTGCGCGTGTTGAATAGATTAACAGCACCTGAAACTTCTTCATCTGCAACCTTATTGGTGTTCGTCAATGCAGAACCCGACATTCAGTTTGCTGGACCTAGAGAGTACAATGTGTACACTGGCAATAACATTTTGTCGTTGAGCTCGCTCACCACCGCAGTCACACAGTCGGACATCGCTTACGATGATGCAGATGAGGCCCACCATTTCACTACCCCGTCTGGTGAAGGTGACTTGTATAAGGAGGTCTTTGGTGAAAGAATTGTGAGCATGCGTGAGTATCTACATCGTAGCAGTGTTAGTTTTGTTTACCAGCATGAGCAGACTGGCACGGAGGTTGGTGTGGCCCAGAATTTCATTCCGATCAAGCGCATGCCACCCGCACCTGGAGTCTACAATAATGGTTGGTGGACAGGCACCACAACATCGGGTGCTGGACAGAGGGCAAACTATGTGTATTTCCATCCTCTGGTGGCCATGTCAAGTTGTTTTGTGGGCTACAAGGGCTCCGTCAATGTGACAGTTAACGTGGATCAGCCATCTATTGTTGGCGGGGTGGACACTTTGACTGTCTATCGGTTAGCCTTCGGTGGTTCATTAGCGGCCACGTCACGCAGACCAGGTGTTGCTGTAATTCAGAATGCAACCCTCAGTTCTGCAGCAAAGGCCAGGTCCAGCTTGCTCAACACTTCGTCAGGTCGCGCGGGCCAAGCGCTCACCAACACAAAGACCAATGCAGGGTTGTCGGTCAACTTGCCTTACTATGCTCGTAGCGGGTTTGCCTTGTGCAACATGTACAACGAGTACAGTAATCAAGATAGTCTTTGCGACAACAATTCTGATTGGTGGAACATTGAGTGGCGTTATAATAAGACAAACGCTGCAACCACCAGCAATGGTACACAAACAACAGTGTACTATGCTTCAGGACCAGATTTCGATCTCGTCTTCTTTGTCAACGTACCAGTTCTAACACTGGTTAGTGTGACACCAGTTTAAAATCCTATATGGTATCCAACGAGGGATGATACTCGTACTACCCACTACTATGTAGTGCCCAGCGATACGGCCGCTGGGGGTCAAGTGACAGGACACGTGCAAAGTTAACAAGAACTTTCTTACAACCGCGCATGTGGCGGTAGGAAAGACGTAATGTTAAGTTTGTGCGTGAGCACGATTTCC